AGTCCCTACTCATGTGATTACCTCCACAGCCTCAAAGGATATACCATACGTTGATGCGTTGTTGATTGACCACTGGCTAGTGTTACTTGCCAATCGGAATACGCCCTTAGCGTTGTTATACACTACAGCAGCGCTTGTGTAATCATCCCTAAGCTTAGGCCATATCTCAAGATTGCCATCACCAGTTTGATCTACAAGTACTTGGTGTAGTTTAGCCGAAGAACCAGACCCAAGTTGGATGTAGTCACCAGCCAATAGGGAGCCTGTCATAACCACTGTAGCAGTCTCGCTACCAACAGTACCAGTCAAGGTACAAGCACTTACCGTACCCTGTGGCGTAGCATAGTCAGGGTCTCCCAATAGGAATGTACCAGTCTGACCCTTGAGAGCCACTAACATAGCCTTCCAAGGTGCAGCTAGGTCACGGTGTACCGTAGGGATACTAACAGCAGCCTGCCACATCTGCCCTTGGTGAGATACGATCTGCTGCTTAAAGGTGAAAGGGGATTGAGAGGTAGCTACAGCATTAACCGCACGTAACTCAATACTCTCAATACCTATACTTGTAGGCGTACTTAAGGGGTATGTGATAGCCAATGTTTATCCAAACGTACTTTTCATGGAACCACCACGGCGGCGTTGATCCATCATAGATTTCTGTGTCATTTGTGCAATCTGAGGTGCAGCTTGTGCAATGATCTTCTTAACTGAATCGTCACCATTGGCGCTAAAGTTGAAGCTTTGGTTGATTACCACGGACTGACCACCACCTTCCATCTGTACGCCCAGTTTACCATTGGAGCCACGCTTAAGTGGCATAATAGCCTCTGGACCAGCTTCCCCCATCATACCTAGGCCACCTGAGTGACCAAACATAGTGGGGGAGTTGACTACACCACCATTAGCAAACATTTGTACACCATTGTTCCATGCACCGCCATTAGCCTGTGGTAGCATCTGTGAGCCTGACATACCTGCTAGGGGGTTGTTCTTTGGTATTGCTGTACTGCCAATAGAGCCACCACCAAACACCCCCGTTATGGAATTAATCAGGGATTGTACTACGAAGACTTCCCAAAGGTGGGCTACAATCTTGCGGGACATATCTTTGAAAGCCCCCTCCACACTCATAGTACCGTCTACAATAGAAGTAAAGCTGTCTGTGAAGGCTGTAGCCATAGGCTCAATAAGAGCCTTACGTTGTTCCTCTAAGGCTATAACTTCTTTGAGGGCTTTTTGATAAGTCTCTAAGCCCAATGAGGCTTCTGTGTTTGTAGATGCTGTGGGGGATGCGCCACTAGAGCCGGAGGCAGTAGTAACGCCCTGTAATGTGGGATCACCTAGTGTACCGCCCTCCATGAGCCTTCTAGTACGCTCTAGTGCTGACTCGCTACTATTATGTCTTGGGTCTCTTGGGTCAAAGACGTCCTGTGTTGGTCTCGTTGAAATCATACCTTGCATAGCCATAGCTGCACGAAGGGATATACCTAAATTACTTGCGAGTATTTGTGCAGCTTTTGCAGCTTCCCTAACACCTGCGGCTGGATCAACATCAGCAAACGCCTCTATGTGCTTTACAGCCTCATCTAAGTTATCATTGTTCCTTAGTAGGAGTGCGTCAACTAAGGCTAACTGTGCTGTTTGTTCTCTTTGGGTAAGGAAAACCTCTTTATTTGCCTCTATGATTCTCCTTGTATCTTCTAGGTAAGTCTTTTGAATCTGTAGGCGCTCTTGCTCTGAGGTTGCGTTCGATAGCGCAGTATCACGCATTGCATTTGATGTCCTAAACAGCGCATCAATAACCTTTTTTCTGCCAGCAACCTCTTGTTTTAGCGTAAACTGTTGGAGTTTGAATCTCTCCCGCTCTACGTTCAAGAGTGTCTTTCTTGCTGCTATCTCTTGTGACAAGTTCTTTAGCAGCGGGGTAAAGTCAGAGTTAGCCACGGACTTGGATAGCATAAGTACATCGTTATACTCTTCAACAGAGTCCGATAGGTCTTTAGTTGCTGAGTTTAAGTTGTTGAAAGCGGACTCTAACTCTTGTGCTCCATCAGCAACCTCTTTTTGTGCCTTAGCGGTACGCATGAAGTATGCAGCTACAGCGGTAAATAGTGGGATACTAATACCAAGCGCAGTACCAATACCTATCCATTTACCGCCAAGTATGGTAAGTGTACCAGCAACCTGTGTGGCTTGCTGACCAAAGGCAACCATAGCATTAGTACCAGACTGAACTTGCACTAAAAAGTCACCAATCTGGTAACCAGCTTGTTGAGTGATAACACTACTATGACCCATAGCCCTACGGGTTCTGCTAGAAGCAACTGTTGCCTTATCTTGGGTAATGGTTAAGTTTGCCATAGCCACCCTATATTGGTCTGTAGTGATAATACCCCTACGCTTTGCTTGGCTTAATCTCATCTGCTCAAGTCGCAACTTTACCTGTGCAGCATAACCATCTTTATACTCCATACGGAGCCTGCGGTTTGATAGTGCAACCTTCTTAAGTGTTGCATCATGCTTCTTCAGCGCTGCTTCAAACACTTTTGCAGAGGTTGCTGCACTCTTAGCCGCACTATCCACTTTCAAAGTACTGTTGTAGAATACCTGCGTAGACTTTGCAGAGATACTAAGCGCACGACTAACCTTATTAAACTCGCGTTCAAACACCCCAGCAGAAGTCTTGGCATCCTTAGACACCCCAACTAACTCCCGACGCATAAGTTGTAAGTCCGTAAAGTCCGCCACTACTTTGATGTCACTAGCTGCCATTTGTGGTCCTCATATAGACTGCATCCAAGTGCTTCAAGAGTTCTACTTCCCTTGGGGCTAATGGAGTTTCAGTCAATTCCTTATAATCTCTAATTTCGGTGTAGGTTATCGGGTTAGGTCCACTAAAGCCTTGGCCTCGTGTGTTGTTCAAAGCACAAAAGGCAGTCCAGACATTTGCTAAAACATTGGGAAACTCTGTCGGGGATTCCAATTCTTTTAACTTACGTCCAGTCTGCCTTTCTACCTGCTCTAGGTGTTCTCTTTTTGTGGTACTATTAGCATCAGGTTTATTGAGTTTGAACTGGTGTTCAGCCCACCCAAGTAAATCCTCTGCTAGTCCTGAGTAAAAACTTCAGCTTCAGCTACAGCCTCCTCAAGTTGGTCTTTAATCCAGAATACCTCACTGTAGAGGTTCTTAGCTGCATCAACAGTAAACTTGGGCTGTTCACCACCGAATGTAATATTCCAATCTTTAGTGGTCTTGGCAAGCATAGCAATGGTAGCAGCTTCAAGTTCTTCTGCTGTGATTGCATTAGCGTTACGACCACCCTTTTGCATCTGCTTAAGACGCATGTTAGTCTGCTCGTGTACGGCGCCCTTGTACTCCTTAGAGTGTGGTGCATATACTGTAATGGTCATATCTGTACCATCGTCATTCTGTAGCACTTCATAAGTAGCGGGGTGCTTGATAGTGACTTCAATGGTTTCAGTAGTAGGGATTAGGTTCTTCAGGTCCATGTCGGGGATTTCCTTTAAGGTGTGTATAAAAGTGCCGGGTTAGTATTACTTGGGGAGACTCAAGTACCCGACACACTCAAGCCTCCCCTTACCTCTTGCGAGGATTACGTAGTATCAGGACGGTTGATGTAGAAGTTGGTAGCTTCTGTAGCATCATAGAGGGCTACGAATGGCAGAGTGATAACACGACTGCCTGTGCCACCGTCTACTGGTACATCAGCACCGTTGATCTTGATACGAGGGAAGCCAAATGTGTATTCATTAGCTGCCGTAGGGTCATTTACACTTACGATCAGTTCACTTTCGACTTCATCAATAAAGCGGTTGATAAGGGAGGCATCCTCAAAGTAAGCAGTGAATGTACCTTCTACTGAAGCCATACCGTACTCAAGCTGTGGGGTAGAGTCATCACCAATAACAAAGGTAGGAGCCAAAGCGTTATCAAGTGTGAAGTCTAGGCCAGTGACGATAGCTACAGCAGAAGCAGACGCTACGTTACCAATGCTCAGGTCACCTGAGTAAGAGTCAAAAGGTTGGTTAGCTGAGGCTGCATCTACAGTCTTGCCTGTACCTGAGATGGTCATATCCTTACCTACCATAGAGAAGGTAGTAGTAACCATCTGGTTAGGGGCTAGGGATATTGCCATAGAGCTTACAGCTTGACCTGTGAATAGGCGGAACTGACTAATATCGTTAGCTGCATCTTCAATAGAGAAGTACTTAGGTGTAGTGCCTACCTTGAGTACATCGGGTAGGGATGAGGGGCTAGAATCCCAAGTGCTAAACATTGCACTCTCAAGGAAGGAGTCAAAGTCCCCATCACGAAGGTCAACTACAATGTCCCCTGCTGTTTGGCGGTTACCGTGACGGTCTACTCGAAGCATACGGTCAGGTTGGATTTCGTTACCCGCTACGCGATCTTTAGTGAGGTTTAGGTTGTTGGTGTTGGGGGGTAGTGCTGTGAAGTTACCTGCTGGCGTTGTGCCAAAGGTGCTTTCTACGATGTAGCTTAAGCCGCTACGGCTATTCTGGGCAAATGCCATTTAGGGTCTCTCCATTAGTTGTATATTTGATACCCGATACGAACAGGGACCATAAAGTGTGCGCCTTCTGGAACACCTAAGTCTCTCTCTGCATAACGAATGTGGATGTTAGTTCCAGAGAGGCTAATATCTGTTGTAGCCTCAAAAGCATCTATAATCTTGTCTGCCAATTCATCAGCAGCACTAGGGCCTAAACCCTCAGGTACAAAGCACTCGATTAGATAGTAACCTTGATAGTACATCTGAGGGTTTAGACCTCGTACAGCAGGCTCTCTTAGTGTCGGGATCATACGGCATTTAACGTAGGGTTCGTCTGTTGTAGGTGTGAAGGTTACATTCTCCCAAGCTACGTCTGGTAGGTCTACGATTGCATTTAGTGCAGTCTCGAAGGTAGCCCTAATCTCTGTGTATATAGAAGCCATTATCTATTCTTATCCTTAGCTCTGCCGAATATCTGGTAGACACTTTCGATGTGCTTAGCGTGTGGTGCGCGGTTCCTAAACTGTACAGACTTCAATGTAGATAAATCAAGAGACCCAATATCAGAAATCATGGTGCTTTTTGCCACACCCTGATACTCAGAAACGCTCTGCTTTCTTGGTCTATTCCTTGAGGTGCGTGATCTTGTCTTTGGACCTACAGAAAAACTCTCCGCATAAGCACCTGTGTCAACGGGGATTAGTACCGACAAATCTTCTGCAATGTCTATAAGTTTATCTTTGATCTTTTCCTCTACTAAGTCTAAACCCTTTTGTAGTTTGACAGAGAGGGACTTCTCATTGATCCTTACACGCATGTTATTCCCTCACTTGACAGATATAACAGAGTAGGCTATCACCTGAGTAAATCTTCTGTACGCCTACGATCTTAACAGGGTCGCCTTGACCTGAGATAGTATCTTCAGCATCAGGTTCAGGTAAAGCTACACCACTTGTGTCTAGGTAGGGAAAGACAGCCTTACGGTCACCCATCACTACACTATCGTTATTAAGCTCTGTGAGGTTGT